TCCAGACTGGCGCCCAGCTCTCGAACGCTGCGGTCACTGCGGAGCCCACGCCCGACCCTGCGCACGCGGTCACGGCCGAGAACCGGGACGCCTTGACGCCGTTCGTCGACCCGATGCTGGCGAGCGACAAGTACACCGACGCGGCTCTGGCCATGTCGAAAGATCTGGTGGACCGCGTGCTCGGCGCCCCGTCTGGCGTCCAGCTCGCCGGAGATCAAGCGCTCTCGAATCAGCTCGCGGTCGCACGGTCCGCGCGCGGCGGCGCTGGCGCAGTCCAGGACGCGCTGAACAACGCGCAGGCGCAAGCCCCGCAGCTGATGGCGCAGACGCAACAGGCAGCGATCCAAGAACAGACCGCGCGCGCGGGCGCCGCGGGCCAGGCTGCCAGCATCTTCGCTGGTGTGGCCGGCGGCATCGCTGATCGCGAAGTCCGAATCAAGGAGGCCAACCAGAACGCCGGGCTCCACGTGATGGACAACCTGACCACGTTGACCGGCCAAGACCTGCAATTCGACGCGAACCAGATCAACCAGATCGGGCTGATGGCGCGGGACTTCAACGCGATGGGAACGGCCTTCGCGAACATGAGTCTCCAACAGCAGCTCGCGCAATGGGAAGACATGACGAAGCGCTACGGCATTGATCGGAACTTCAAGGCGCAGATTGAATCCATCTCCGCGTCGAAGAGCATTGGCCCGCTCGATGCGCTGAAGATGGCGCTGGGCGCAACGGCGGCCATCGGTGGTCTGGCGACGGCAAACCCCGCGGCGGTGGCCGGCGGCGTGGCTCTGGCGGGAAGCTAATGGAACGCCCCAACGCAACCGACCCGACGCTGGTGGACGTCTTCGACGATGACACCGGGATGTACGTCACCACATACCCGAAGGACGGCGGCGCTTCGGACTTCGGCGGGACGCCCGCGGACCCGGCAACGCTCGGCGCCAACCCCGCGATCAACCCGGCGAGCCCCGTGGAGACCGCACCGAACGCCGCGCCCATGCCCGGCGGCAACCCCCGCGCCCCGTACTCTGGCAGCGGTGGCGGCCATGTAGCGCCGCCGGAAGGTGCCATCGCAACCCCGCCCAGCTTGCAGCCGGGACACGCGGACGGGCTCGCCTTCGACGTTGAAGGCGGCTTGGAGCCGGGACACGCGGACCGCATCGCGGGGACCGAAGGCGGGATGCAGATCTCGCAGACCCAGACGACCGGCAAGGAGCACGCTCCCGAGCTGATCGGCGCCATCGACAACGCGGCGGACATGGAGCGCGGCGCGCTTCTGGACGAGAGCCTGGCGCGCGAGACGCAGCTGATGGAAGACGAGAAGCGTCATTCCGAGTTGCTGAAGCAGATCAAGGACCAGCAAGCCGCGAACGCGCTCCAAGCGAAGGTCGACGCAGATCGGCGCCAGAAGGTCGAGCAGCGGATCGCAGCTGTCAGCGCGCAAGAGCCTGACCGCAACCGGACCTTCCCCACTGGTTGGAATCTCGTCGCCACGTTCGCGGGCGCCATCGCGGGCGGCATGCTCCAAGGGCTGCAAGGCGGCTCGAACCCGGTGCTGGACGCGCTGAACCACAGGCTGGATCTCGACGTCCAAGAACAGCGCAAGACCCAAGGCGTCCAGCTCACGGAGCTGACGCGCCAGCTCGGGAGCATCGACGCGGCGGAAGACATGCTGCGCGCGAAGCAGAAGGAAGTGGTCCTGAAGGAAGTGGAAGCCCGCTTGCTCGGCGGTCAGAACAAGGTTGCGCCAGCGCAGATCCAAGCCTTCCGCTCGCGCATGCTGGCGGAGATCGAGCGCCACAAGATCGACGCGATCACCAAGCTGGATCGGGACCTGACGATTCAGGAAGTGAACACGCCCGGAACGCCGGACCGCGCATTCAATGCCGAGAGCTACCGCGCCACCGAGCTTCAGAAGTACGCCAACGAGAACGGGCTAAAGCCAAAGGACGCGCTGAAGGAATGGAACACCTGGACCAAGGGGAAGAAGGAAGTGGCCACGCTCCGGAAGGGGCTGGATACCGCGAACCGGCTGATCCAAAAGTACGAAGCAGACAATGACGTTGCAGGCCTCGGGCCGCTGGCGAAGTTCATCCCCAACAGCATCAATGCGAAGGATGCAGTGGCGGTGCGCCAGGTGCTCGGGAGCGCGGTCGCGCAATACCTGAAGCAGATCAGCGGCGCAGCCGTGACGGAACAAGAGTTCTCCCGCACCATCGACAACCTGCAAGGCGCAGGCGACTTTGACAGCGTCAAGCGCGGGCTCGGCATCCTGGGTCAGAGCATCCAGGCCGTGGATGAAGAAGACGCGGTCAACAATCCGAGCTTCGTCCGCATCTCGGGGACGATTCGCCAGATGAACGGGAGCGGGCGCGTCCAGGATCAGCCGGGGCGAGCGCAGCAACAGGGCCAGGTGGGCGAAGTCGTCACCATCCCGCGCGGCGCGCGCATCGCCTTCGAGCACAACAATCCGGGTAATCTCACGTACGCGGAACAGCGGGGCGCGACTCGTGGTGAGCCCAAGGAAGGCGGCGGGTACTGGGCGCGCTTCGACAACACGTCGGACGGTATGCGAGCGCTCGCGCGCCAGGTCACGAAGGACCAGGAACGCGGGCTGAACGTCCGCCAATTCGTGGAGAAGTACGCGCCCAAGAAGGACGGGAACGACGTCGAATTGTACCTGGCGAAGCTTCAGCGCCTGACCGGGGCTGACGAGCAAACCAATCTGTCCGAGATCTCGGCCGGGACGCTGGCGTTCGCGCTGGCGGCCATCGAGTCCGGAGCGAGGCCCACCAAGTAATGCCGACCCTGAGCAAAGACACGCGCGTTCTGAAGGACCCGGTAACCGGCGAGCTGATCAGCGTCCCAGCGGCGGAAGCTGACCGGCGAGCTGCGGACGAAGGGCTGGACTACGCCACACTCCCGGAGATCGACACCCACAACGAGCGCGAGAAGTACGGCTCCGCGGGCCAGACGGCGCAAGGCGCGTTGGAGCTGGCGGGCGAAGCCGCAACGCTCGGCATCTACCACGCGGACGGGGACGCGGCCAAGTCCCGGCGGCGCGTGCTGCGGCGTGAGCACCCTGTCATTGCAGCCGGCGCCGAAGCTGCGGCCATTGCGCCCGCGCTCGCGGCGAGCGCAGCCACGGGCGGGCTAGCGGGCGCGGCGGGGCTCTCGCTCCGCGCGGCGCAGGTCGCAAGCATCATCGCAGAAGGCGGCGTCTCGGGCTTCGCGCAAGAGCAGATCAACGCGCGGGAGACCGGCCAGGATATCGACGTGGGGAACGTCTTCCTGTACGGCATCGGCGGCGAGATTGCGGGGCGCGTGATCCCCAAGCTCGCGGGCGCTGGGTTCCGGCGCGCGGCGCAAGGCATCGAAGACGCGCTGGGCGGCCAGTCCGACAATCTGCTGGTCCGCACGGAACAGCGCGCGGCACAGTCGGGCTCGGACGTGGCCAAGGCTACGCCCGGACCAGAGCGGGACCGCTTCCTTCGCGACAACGCACCGAAGATCGTGGACGATGCGACAGAAGCCGCGGTCTCGGCGCTGGACCGCGCGCAGGCCCGCTTCTTGGAGCTGGGCGACATTCGCTCGAAGGCGTCGAAGATCCGGAAGCTGGTGAGTCGGGAACATATCGGACAAGACGAATGGACCATGAACCAGGTCGACCGCTTGCAGGTCATGCGCGAAGAAGTCGGGGCGTTCGCGGAAACCCCCGGGCTCGGCGGCATCTCCAAGAAACTGTCCAGCGCCATCGACGATGCGGAGGCCAAGCTGACCGCGTCCCGCAACGCGGCGGACCGCTTCATTGCAGCGGACGAAGTCAAGCGGACCTTCCAGGCCTACCACGTCTCGCTCGGCCGCTCGCGCCAGACAGCGCAGGATCGCGTCTACCACGATCAGATGATGTCCATCGTGGACTCGATGCAAGAAGGCATCCGGCAAGGCTTGGAGAATGAGAGCCTGTGGGGCCGCGCGGCGAAGCTCCAATCCGACGTGAACAGCGCGTGGCACAATCGGTGGTTCCAAGGCATCCAGGTTGCGGAAGGGGATCTTGCGCGCCAGACGGGCAAAGACTTCGCCGCAAAGCCGATCATCGAGTTCGATCCGTCGAAGGTGCGCGGCTTCTTGCAGAAGGACAAGATCGGACGTGGTCTGACCGAAGACAAGCTGCGCCAGGTGCTCGACGGTTACCAAGAGATGGCCGAAGCCAACCGGAAGTGGGGCATGGCTTCGCCGAAAGAGCTGGACCAGCTCCAAGCCGACGTTGCCACCATCCGCAAGGCCATCGACACCGCGGACGAAGTCCAGAGCGCCACGCCGCGGGCCGCCGCTGAAGACGCGCGCCGCGCCGCGGACGAAGCTCTGACGAATCAGGCCATCGGGGCTTTGCCGCTCGGCATCGGCTCGCCGATCTTGTTCGCTCGGCGCGCGCTCCAGAACATCCAGACCGCCGGGCGCGCGCACGTGTCCACCGCTGCGAACGTGATGGTGAATGGCTTGCGGCGCGTGGCGCGCGGAGCGGACGCCGTCGCCAAGGTCGGGGCGCCCGTCGCTGCGGTCGGTGCCTCGGAGATGTGGCGCGAGCGCAAGACCACGGACGACAACTTCAAGGGGACCTATCCCACCATCACCCAGAGCTTCCAGGCGAAGCGCGACAGCATCCGGACGATGCTGCAAGAGCCGGGCCAGCTGGTCCAAGCGCTCTCGGACAGCCTGGGGGATCTGCCCGAAGCCGCGCCGGACCTTCATGCCGCCATCGTCGCGCGTATGATGGCGGGCGTCCAGTATATGGCGGACCACATGCCGCCGGGCGTCGAGCAGTCATTGCTGAGCAAGCACGCCACCGCCCCCGACGTCCGGGCGATTCGCGAGTGGGCGCGGCTCTGGCAGGCTGTCATGGACCCGGGGACGGTCATTGCGGGCTTCGGGACCATGCACGCCACGCCCGCGCAGGCGCGCGCCATCGAAGCCGTCCACCCGGACCTGTACATGCAACTTCAGACGGATGCGCTCTCGGCCGTCGCAGACAGCCCGGTCCGGCCGCCGTACGAGCGCTTGCGCTACCTGGACCAGATGTTTCGGCTTGGCCCTGCGCTCGGCGGAATCTGGAAGGATTCGGTGGCGAAGAACATCAAAAACTCGATGAAGACCGAGCCCCCGAACCCGTCCGGGCTCCCGTCTGACAAGCTCGACACCGGCCCGACCAATCCGCGGGGCATCGCCTCTATAGCGGGCGGCCCTACTTCGTCCCCTTGAACAATGGCACGAAACGTGCTAAGATAGGATCCATCAATGGCCTTCGCATCTCCCGGCAACATGTCCCCCGGCGGCTCTTTCCGCGCCGCCCCCTACTCGCGCGCCTTCGTCAACCCGGGCGCCGCCGTCCTGACCGCGCAAGTCAGCCAAGCCCCCAACAGCACGTCTGGCGGCGTCCTGATCGCCACCGCGGCGGCCAGCGCCTTCTCGTACAAGGACGCCTCTGGTGTGACCGTGGCTCTGACCGGGCTCGCGGCGGGCGTCTATGATCTGGCCGGCATCGCCATGTCGGAGATCGTCAGCTCCACGACCTGCATCCTTCTGGCCTACTGGCATGGCACAGGCTCCTAAGCCCCGCCCGAAGCCGCGGGAGTTTTTCCCAGAGCAGAACATGCAAGAGATCTTGGACGCTATCCGCGCGGATCGAAAGGCTGACGGCAAGTGAAGTACAAGCTAGACCCGGGGCTCTTCAATGAGCTGTGGCATCGTGTCGACAATGAAGCAGACGCGGCCACCCTGCTCTTGAAGGAAGCGCAAGACGCCATCGAAGCCAACGCGACGCGCCGGACCGAAGCGCGGACGTTCGCGAGCTGCACCGAAGGCGTGGAGCTGACCAGCTTCGGCGCGGACGGCTACCAGTACGACAACACCGAAGTCTTCCCGCACGTCAACCAACCTGTGATCAAGAACACCATCCGATCCATCGGGATGACCGCGGTGGCGAAGCTGACGGCCAATGACACGCCGCTCTCGCAATTCATGTCCAACGGCGGCGGCTGGGAAGAGTCCGTCAAGGCGGTCCGCATGGGGCGGCTGGTGGATGCTGAGGTAGACCAGCCCCAAGGCATGTTTGCCACGCTTCACGAGATGCATCGCCACGGGGCCACGCTCGCGATCACGTGTACGGGCTCGTACCTGATCTTCTTCTTCCCCGGGGACGGCGGAGTCCGCGCGGAGCTGGACGACACGCTTTCGGTCGGCATCACCACGTCGGGGCGCTTCGGGCGCATGACGTCGCTGGTCCGGACGGTCTGGCGGGACGCGGACGAACTCGCGGCGGACTTCGGGGACGACCAAGAGTGCGTCGATGCCATCTTCGCGAACGAAGAGCACAATCCCGACGGTCAATACAGCGGCGAAGTGGGCGACGATGGCGAAGAGCTGAAGCCCCGACGTGGTGTGCGAGTGGTTCAGGGCTGGCATTGCCAGTACAAGAACAACGTCGGGCGCGAGATGTGGGTTCTGAAGGACGGCACGGTTCTTCGAGACCGCGACTATGATCGCAAGTACCCGCCTTGCGTCAAGTGGGATTACGAGCGCCAGCTTTACGGCGTGTGGGGCGTTCCGCTTACGCGCTCCATCTATGAGATGGCGGTTCGCGAGAACCGGATGCTGTGCGACATGGACAACGCGGAGCGGAACAGCCCGCAGTGTTGCATCATCCTTCCGGAGAACGCGGAGAAGGAAGGCGACCTGGACGGCGCACGCGGCTGGACGATCATCCGTTCGGCGGTCCCGGACCAGATCCACTTCGCCACGCCGCCGAAGTACAACCAGATGTCCGCGGACTTCGTGGACCGGATGCAGATGGGATGCCAGGACGTGTCCGGCATCTCCAACCAGCACAGCGCGGCGAAGAAGCAGACCGGGACGACCAGCGGCAAGCATGAGCATCTGGTGGCGGGGCTGTTCACCGAACGGTTCGCGGACCAAGAGCGCCGGCTGATTCAGGCCCGAGCTGTGGATACAGCTCGCCAGATCGTGTACGCGCTCTCGGATCTGCTGGACGAAGAGCCTTCGTTCTCTCGTGTCTGGTCTAGGGGCGACAAGTCCGAAGAGATCCGCGCGGCGGACCTGGACCTGGACGTCTCGAAGTACACGATCACCATCGCGGCCGTTTCCGAAGACAAGGACACGCCCAAGGCCCGCATGGAGAAGGCCTACGACTGGCTCCAGATGGGGCTGATCACCGGGACCGAGTTCGCGAGCATCCAAGAGACCTACGCCACCCAGCAGAAGTCTTCGCTGATTCTCGCGCAAGAGCAGTGGTTGGAGAAGCAGATCGACAAGTGGCTGCACTCCAAGGAAGACGACCGGCTGGACGAAGGCTTCTACCAAGGGCCGAGCAAGTGGATCGACCTGCCGGCCGCCTTGCGCCAGGTCTCGCTGGCACAACTCCAGGCCCGCTCTCGCAATGCGCCTTCGGATGTGATAGACTACTTCGACAAGTTTTTGGCCGAAGCTTCGGACTACATGGACGAAGAGCAGGCGCAAGACCAAACCAACATCTCGGCTTCGGCAGACGCGAGCGCCATCTTTCCGGGCGTAGCCGACGTCCAAGCCACAGCCGCAACACCTACGCCCGGCGCAGCCGGACCGACACAAGGAGCCCCAATTGGATGACATGGAAGCCGCAATCGCGGCAGCTGCGAGCATGGAGAAACAGGAAAGTGAATCTGTCACGACCGGAGCCGCGAGTCCACCGGAATCTGATGGGGCTTGGGCTGACGACCTATCTTCAGCTGAAGAAGGCGAAGCGCCTGATTCCGACTCTTCTGATGGCCTCGGAGACGATGATGGATCGGAGACGGACGGCGAAGATGGTGGCGAAGTGGCCGACTACGCCGCGCTCGGTCAACGCATCGTGGACGGAGATCTGGCCGGTGCCTGCCAGGCGCTCGGCATCGACCCGAAGATCCTAAACGTCAACGTCCCGAAGTTCGAGGCCATGCGCAAGGGGCTCAAAGAGACCCGCGCGCGCGAGACCGCGGCGGTGGCGGCCGAGACCGCGGCGAAGGCAGCGGAAGAGCGCGCACAGGCCATTGTGGCGGACGGCAAGGCCAAGTATGGCGAGCTGGTGGACCTGAAGCTGGCGGTCAAGGCCGGCGACTTCTACGCGGTCCGAGAGATCTTGGAAGCGCTCGCGCCGGACGGCACCCCGATTCAGAAGATCCTGGAAGGGATCGCGCTCGCGGCGAAGAACGTCAACCCGTCTGAGATTGCCTACAAGCGCAAGCTGCGAGAGCTGGCCGTCAAGGAGCAAGCCGACGCGGACGCGAAGAAGGCCAAGGAGACCGCGGACGCGGCGGCTGCCAGCGAAGTCCAGCGCGCGGAGCGCAACAAGACGGGAGCCACCAAGCTCTTGAAGGGAACCGAGCTGGAAGACCTGCCCGGCGCAGTGGATGCGCTGGTTAAGCTCGCGGCCGAGCACTGGGATCCTGTGAAGAAGGGCTTGAAGAAGCCCCCGGCGGAGCTGGTGAAGCTTCTGGCGAAGGACCCGGTCTTGGGTCGGCTGTTGGAGTTGAAGCGCCTGAAGAGCCGCCAGACGCCCGCGGTGGCCGTTGTCCCGATCAACAAGAACCGGACCCGGACGCCCACCGGCCAATTCCAGCGCAAGCCCCCGACCAAAGCCGAGCAGATGGCCGCGGACCGGAAGGCTGCGATTGCCGAAGCGTCCAGGCTCGAAGCTCGCGACGCGCGCGCGGCTCGGAGGGCGAAGTGAAAGCGCTCTCGAACCAGATCGTTCTGAAGATGCGGGAAGACTTGGAAGACACCTGGGGGAACGTGATCCGGGTCAACAAGGCGACTGGCTTCATAGAGCCGCGCCCGGTGTACGGCGAAGTGATGGACATCGGTCCGGGTGACCCGATCCAGCCCGACCTGCCCGATCTGAAGCGCGGCGATGTCGTGGTGTGGAACCTGGCGAAGATCGGACCGCCGATCATGGAGCACGGCCAACCACTCACCATCGTTTCGTTCAACGCCTTGCTCGGGAAACTCATCCATCCCAAGACGGATGACGAGCAGTGCACGGCTATCCTGGACATGGTCCTGACCGAATACGCCCCGCTCGCCATGCAACGCGCCATCAGCCAGCTGGTGGAACTGCCGGACTCGATCGCGCGGGACGGGATGAAGGAAGGCCCCGGCGACTGTCCGATCTCCACCGTCTTCGAGCGCGTTGTCAGCGTCGGACGTGGGATCGTCTACGTCGGCAACAGCAAGTGCGCGCGGTGCAAGTGCGAGCTGTCCCAGCTCCACAAGCCCGACATCGAGAAGGGCGATCTAGTCGTCTTCAACCCTGCATATTCGGTCGACTGGCGACGGCGCGGGCGCAATCTGCGCTTCACGCCGTACTCGGAGATCCGTGCCAAAGCGGAGGAATGACAGCCTAAACCCAGAGCTAGTCAAGCGGCTCGTCCGCGCCATCCGCAAGCATCCGAATCTGACGGACGCGGCCGATGCTTGCGGCGTCAACCCGCGGGACCTGGCCCTGTGGATCAAGAAGGGCCTGTACCCGAACGCCCCCGCCGGCTGTGCTGCGCTGGCGGTCGCAGCTCGCCGGGCTCGGGCGCTCTTGCGCGGGCGGCTCTTCGACACGTTGATCGTCGCAGCCACCCACCGCATCGACCCGAGCACAGGCGAGCCGATTCCCGGAGACCCGAAGTGGGCCTCCTACATCATGGAACGACTGGACGAAGAAGGCGAGATCAAGTGGCAAGACACGATCCCCAGCGGCCCGGACATGCCGGACGTTCGCAGGCACCTGATCCAGAGCGGAGCCATGGACAAGGAGATCGCAGACGCGGGCTTCAAGCTCGTTCCGCTGGAACCCGGCGACTCGCCCACGCTTCAGATTGCAGAGGGCGAGTTCGCGGACGACGATGCCTAGCCGTTGCACCACTCTTCGGTCGCGAACAGCCCGCGCAAGATGTCGTCACTGTAGTTGTACGCGGGAGAGAACTCTTCGCGCATGTCCGCGGTCCGGTCTATGTGAGACTGGAACGGGTCTCCCGCGAAGTCAGATGCTGTTTCCCCGAACCCCGAGAGCACCAGTGCGATGTCCAGATCGTCGAAGCAAAAGATCGTCATGTCAACCGAGTCGTTGTAGTCATTGCGCTTGTTCATGAGAGATCTATACCTCGGGCTTCGGAGACGGGCAAGTAAAAAGTGAGCGAGTGGGCGTTTTCGGACCTTCGGCCTAGTTACAACGTCCGAGACTCGTTCGCGCCCTGGGCTCGGAAGGTCGACGCGGACAAGAACGACCTGAAGGCGCTCTTGTGCGGCCGGCGTACGGGCAAGACGACGTACATCGCCGCGAAGCTGATCATGGACGGCATCCCGGGCGAAGTCCATCCATTCGTCGCTGCGACCCAGCAGAAGGCCCGCGACATTCTGTGGCCGATCTTGGAGCGCTTCACGAAGAGCCACGGCGTCAAGATCGAGTACAACCGGTCCAAGGGGCTCGCCACGACCGACCGGGGAATCAAGATCCAATGCATGGGGCTGTCCACGAAGCCCGAAGTGGAGAAGCTCCGCGGCGAGCGATACCCGGGCGTGGTCTTCGACGAATGCGGGGCGCTCAACCAAGACCTTCTTCGAGTGGCCGTCTTCGAGGCTGCGGAGCCCGCCACAGCTGACTTCTACGGGCGCGGGGGCTTCGGTGTCATCTGCTCCGGGACGCCGTCCTACGCGCCCGTGGGCTTCTGGCATGACATCTGTGGTGGGAACGAAGGCGAGCCCAAGCACGGCTTCAGCGTCCACCGCGCGACGATCCGGGATAATCCGTACATGCGCGACGCGAGCGCGTACCTGGCGAAGAAGCTGGCGCAGAAGAAGTGGACCGACCAGACGCCCGAGTTCGTCCGCGAATGGCTCGGCCGGTTCTGCTTGTCGAGCGATGGCCTGTGCTACGGGAACGCCTGGAACGGGACGACCTACTTCCGGACCGAGCGCCCGTTGGTCGGAATGACGATCATCTCGGTTGACTTCGGCGAGTCATCCCCCTGCGCCTGGAACGTCATCCGATGCGTGTTGCACACCGAGCAGATCGGCAACCTGATCCATCAGACGATGCGCGTCCACGTCTTGGAGACGGTCCGGAAGGTGTGCACGTCTCTTGCCGAGATTGCGGCCATCACGCGCCAGCTCCAGAAGGCGTACAGCGTCGGCTTTCTGGTGGGCGACTCGGCGGAAGGCTTCGGCATCCGTCAGCTGAAAGACCAATATGGGCTGAACTTCGAGCGCTCGGAGAAGAGCGGCAAGAAGGCGGAGCGCATCTTCATGATGCAAGGCATGCTCCGCACGGGAACTCTTCTCATCTACGAAGACTGCGCAGACCTGATCGACGAGATCTCGACCGTGCCTTGGAATGAAGACCGGGACGATCATCACCAAGCCTACAGCGACCACGCTTGCGACTCGCTGCACTACGCCATCGAAAAGGCCATGATGCTGATCCGCACCAAGCCCGTCGAGCCTGCGCATGGAACGCCCGAGTGGTTCGAGAAGAAGCGGCTGGAAGCTCGGCGCCGCAACCTGAACCCGCGCAAGCACGGATGAAAAGGAAACGGCCCGAGTCCTTTTCTGGACCCGGGCCGCATGCCCCATTACGTGGAAGGTTGGGAACTTACGGGCAGCTGGCGGAGCTGAATCCCCACAGAGTGGGGTTCGTCGTGCTGAAGCTGTTGGCCTCGCACTGCTCGCGGGGCGAGATCTGGAGATAGTTACAACCGGTCGGGTCCAGCAGAGTCGAGACCGTCTTGGGGTTGATGTCGTTCGAGGATGCTACGAAGTTGGTGGAGACAGCCTGTCCACCAATTCCCACGTACGCTTCCGCCGCGTGCATCAGACCATGCAGCTTCACACACGTGGCCTGCGATGCGCCGAAGTTGGTGGCCAAGGTGGCGTAGTCGGGATAGTCCACCGTGATACCGCCCTGGCTGTGCTTGTTCCACGATCCGGGGGTTGCGGGGCTCTCGCCCAGAGCCGTCAGCGCGCCCAGCGAAAGGCACGTGAAGTTGGTGACGCTGGTCCCGGACGCGGAGCCCGAACACGTGGCGTTCCCACGGATCTTCAGCTCCACGTTTGCCACCGAAGCGGCCTCACAATTGGCCCGGTTCTGACCGGACGAACCCGAGAAGAACACTCGGGAAAACTGGAACTTCTGCTGACCGCCGTTGATGCGGCCCATGGTAAAGTCGAAGTTGGAGATATCCGCATCGTCAACCCCGTTGCCGTAGCAGTACGTCACCGTTCCGGCATGGCCGAGCACGCTGCAAGCCTGACCCGTGCTGGTGGTGTTGCATGCGTTGTGGCTGGACGCGGTGCTGATGCCCCAATTCGGGCCTTGGGCGCTTAGCGCTTCCTCGGCCGTTCCCAGCTCGATCTCGTCCCCCGCCGTGTCCGCTTCATCCTCGGGAGCGCCGCCGCAAGCCGCGAGCAAGAACAGACCGAGAGCAAGAAGTTTCTGAATCATGTGTTTTCCTTTCGGTTGCTCGGAAGCGTCACGCCCCCGAGAGAGTTCATTATAGGCACGAACGCCCGGCGGTCAAGCCCTTGGATCCATCTTCGGGTTCCAGTGGTACGAATGCTTCGAGCCTTCCGACTTGCGCGCAATCTTCCCACCATCGACGAGATTCGCGAGCGCCTGTTGGATGTCGTCCTTCTTCATCGCGATGTCCGCTGTCAGCTCTGATCTGGACACCCACCGATTCGCGCGCTGAAGCCTGGCCATCAGCTTCGCCATCGCGGCTTCCACGTTCCGCTTCACGTTCTTGTCCGCAACGCTCGCGCGGGTCAGAGAGTCGCCCTGGAACTTCAGCTGAAACGGGGGCTTGGTCCGGCACATACGAGACGCGCTGTGGGTCATCATGCGGACATCTTCTTCCACGGTCAGAGTCCAGCTGTTGCCGGCGGCGGCTTCGATGGCGCTGGTCCCGCGGACGCCGCCGGCCTTGTTGGTGTGGTGATTGATCCAGACCGGGACGTTGTACTTGCGCGAGAGCCCCGCCAGATGGAGCAACGGCGCGGCGAAGTCGGAGCTGTTCTCTTCGAGCCCGGGAGTGTAAGCGCGCAGCGAGTTAAGAAAGATGATGCCGCGTTCTGCCACAGCCTGGAAGAGCGCTTCCAACACGTCCCCTTGGTTGTAGAAGATCGGCTGCGAGCTGACCGGCAGCATCCCGGGCTCCAACGTTGGGTGCGAGCCGCGGAACACGCCGATGTGGTGGCGTAGGTCGAAGTCATCTTCGCACTCGATGCAGATCACCGGGCGCGGGTTGCCGACGTCGATGGAGCCGAACGCCTTGGAGCCTGTGGCGAACGCCAGCGCCAGCTCGGCTTGGACCGTGGTCTTCCCCGCGTGGGGATCTGCATAGAGCATGCAGGGGCGCCCTGGTGTGATGGCGAGCCCTTCACACGTCCAGTCGATCTTCAGCGTCTCGGCGGTGTCGAAAGAGACGTCGATCCAGCCCGAGGCTTCAGCGGTCTCCTTGGGCGCTTCCTTCTGGGCGATCCCCTTCAGCTCCACGCGGACAGACTCGGGGACCATCTCGCCTTGGACCCAGCCCCCACGCAACGAGCCCGCGCGCGAGTCTTCGATCTTGTGCCACAGCTCCGCGTCCAACCACGGGGGCTCGATGCGCGGAACATAGAAGACCTTCAAGGCCTCAAACATGGTCTGGCTGTCCAGTCTAAACTGGGCGCGGAGCTGGCAGCACACCGAGAACAAGCCCGCGCCGCCGTCCCCCGCGGTGTCGGTCGGGCGCGTCTCCAAGAAGCGCTGGATCCGTCCGTCCATGTCCCAGCGCCCGTCGTTCTCCAAGCCGTCATCGTTGAAGCTCCCGTCCGTCGCCAGCGGGACGTCGACCTTCTCTTGGGGGACGTTCGTCTTGCGCCCGTTGGCGATGATGGCCGCCAGCGCAGGGTCGGGCAGCATGGCGATCCGCGCGACGTCGAAGCCGCCGTCCCAGTCGTCGCGCTCG